TTTTTTACCAATGGTAGTATGCCCGTTAGACTACCAGCAAAGAAATACAAAAAGAAAAATCCGACCGTGGCCCGCTTAAGTTTTGAGGGATCCGGCGGTGAAACAAAATTTATTGATACGGCCCTTGCATTGTCTATCATAAATCAGAAGGCATTTTCCCAACAGGCTTATTATTACATCAATTCAATTGAGTTGTATAATAATGAAAATGCATACATCGACATTCATACGTTGCCGGATACCTGGTATTTGAGAAGTGCATATACCAGAGGCCGACGTATTTTTAATGAGATGAATGACCGAATCATTAAACAAATGAGCGGTGATATTACACCAAAATATCATGATTTTAACGTGTATATGGATGATCGTCACCGAACCACAGGTAATATGTTGCCGAGTTTGTATTCGGTGAACGCAGCACAAACTGCATTTACTGCAGATGAATGGGCATATTCACAATATGTTTCAGCTGACAGTGATGGAGATATTGTAGTTGATCCGGGAGCTCCAAGCGGATTCAAAGTTAATCAGGAAGCAGATGACTTTTACATACACATGATGGGAGCTCACGTAGGTAGTTCTGACAATTGGACTTCAGTGGGATTGTTGCGTTCTTACGTAGACACGAAAGTACGTGTACAAGCATCAGAACCTAACCTACCTTCGTTTGCACAAATGAGCGGGGATCCGTTGGCAAACATAGTGGATTATTCTTCAGAAGAACAGGTCAATGATTTGGTTCAACGTCTGCAAGACGATAATGACCAACCACCATATGACCATAATGATTCACCAGGAACGGGAGTGTATCATTTACAACACGTCGCACGACTTGCTACGTCTGTTGAAACAGGTCGAGTCACAAAGGCTTCAGGTTTTTGTGCACCATTAGGATTGATTTGTGTTGATCCTCAATCTATAGCTACAGGTTGGAGAGTTGTGCTCAACCTTGCTCAAGGGACTTACAACGGAGTTTATGCAGAACGAGTGTGAAGTTATGTCTGAAGGAAGTGAAGAAGTGAAACTTGAAACAGTCCAGAAGGTTGCATCCTTTGCCACCTTCCTAAACCATCTCCGACAAAATCGGATAGAATACGCCATGTTAACGTTGATCCTCTATGTAACAGGCATTGGAAGTGACCTCTGGGCACAAACAGCTGGGATGTGTATTTGATGGCAAGGCGTTGCGTTGAGAATACAAAAAGTGGTGGTCGATGTAAGGCTGCACCACTGAAGAACAGTGATACTTGTTTGTTTCATACCAGGAAAGTATCGAAGTATGCAGTTCGATATACAAAGAGAACTCGACGAAGTCGGAAGTGATCTGATGACCAATCCATATTGGGAAATGTGGGCAGAAGAAGCCGGCATCATTTATGATGATTTAACAAAAGAGCCATACGAGCGTACAACGTTAGATGTGGAAACACCAAACATGAAGTACGCCTATATGGCTGGAGGTGCGATCGCTTTTGCGGGCGTACATTATGCGATATTATCTGCAAGTGATGGTCCTTTGCCAGTTATGGATTATGTCGCATTAGCATCCGCCCCTAAGGTTGCAAGGATGGGTGCGTCTGTGGGTGCGGTTGTTTATGACCTCACGCATTGAATGTGAATGTGGTTACAAACCACGAATAACAGATACCTGGTTTATTGAAGAATACCAGGTTACCCATGTAATTTGCTATAATTGTGGAAATGAATGGGTAGAATAAAAGACCTGAAATTCTACGTAGAATTCATGGCGTTTAGTAATTGTAAGAATTGCCGGGTTTGGAAAAGAACACAACCTTGGGGATTTGAAGAACATGGAAAATGGAAAGTTTTGGATCTATGTAAGGGCTGTATTTGGGAACGTAGAATTGACGTACACAACACAGCAGATTTGAGATACAAGCTTTCAGAACAAATTTTCAAAAAATGGAAAATAGAAGCTGGAATACCGAAGATGTTTACCACATCTGAATTGGTGTATCTAGCTAAGATGAAAGAAGAACGCAAACTTGATGCGATCATGAAAGAAATACACTCGGACGGACTGGAAGAGTGGCGAAAGAAGCATGAGCGCCGTTAGGCCCTCACTGCCATCCCCCCCCCCTCCCACACCCAATCTTCCTTATTGGGTGAGGCAAGTGCCCGCCCCTGAATTCCATTTGGGTGAGGCAAGTTAGAGTCGTTATACTAAAGTATAACGGTCAAGAAGCAAAAATTACTTTAGACCGTCATTTTTGACTTGGGTGGAGAAGATGGGTGTGTGTGAGCCTCTGCCACCGCAGCCATCATTACGGTCGGGGAGGAACGGAGTGTGGTGGACAAAAAAACAATAAACTTTCTTTTTTACCAATGGTAGTATGCCCGTTAGACTACCAGCAAAGAAATACAAAAAGAAAAATCCG